GTCTGGATCTCAAAGCCATTGTTTCGTATTGCTGTGTAGAAAAGGCGTTCAATCCTCTCCAATACATATGATGAGCTTGTCTCAAAAGATTCTGTGTAGGTCTGTGCGGTTGATTGTCTGCCCACTTCACATCTGACAAAATATTGAAATATGCTTGTGCGTTTAGGGGCTTGCCCCCGTATCTTGTTGCTGATCTCCAATGATTGCCGAACTGATCGCCCTTCCCGCCCGTTAGTGCTGTTTGGCAACTTTCAAAAGTGGGAAATATGTAAGCCCTTGGGAACATCTCCCATGATTGGTTCAACAGGTCTGTTATTGCATCGCCTTTTTGAAAAAACAATGTTCTTTCTGAATAATTCATTATCTCTTGCGCAGGTATCTTGCCAAGGATCGACATTTCATCTTGTTGGGCCTTGTTGCTTGCTACTGCTGATCGCGTGGTCAGTTTATCCTTATTCATTACAAACATCCATTGTTGCCGAGCTTCTTCAAACCATAAACTGTTTTGCGTGCTTGTTTTGTCAGTATAAGGGGCTGGAAATTCAGATTCGGATTTGATCAAAAAAGCTTCAATTAAATCATTCCTCAATGGAGCAGTCCAAACATTCAACGCAAGGGCCAATACTTGTGTGTGTAGATTGAATCTCTTTTTTGCTTCTGCCGTGCTGTTTTTGTTAATAAATCCCGCTTTATATAATGTTTTCTCATCCTTTTCGCCGCTTTTTCTCAATTTCTTATCTGATCCCTCGATCTTTCTTTCTTTAGAAAACCATTCTTTATATTCTCCATACATCTTGTCCCATTCTACTTTCAAATTTTCGAGAGTCTTTTCGGCTATGTCGTAGAATACAAAATTGACTTTATCTTGAACTTCATTATTTAAATATCTGCGTTGAACTCTTTTAACAATAATCCATCCTAACGAATTTAATTTACGGGCTAAATCTAAACAACCTTTTGGGCTTTCGGGGTTGGGGGTGTGCATATGTAAAATTAAATTGGATAGTAAAAATATATTATTTGCAAATGTAGTTGGCTGTGTGGGTTTCTGATCCTCATTTGTTGGGTAAAAATTTGTATATTTCTTATGAATAAATAAATACAATTTCTTGTAATTCTCGCGGATCCATTCAAATGTATAGGGCTTATCTTGCTTTTTTATTTCCCCTTCTTGAATCATTGCATTAATGATGGTCTTGTATTTGGTGATGTCTTGTGGCTTAACTTTTTTATTAGTTTTAATATCTCCTTTTAGATCAGCCCGCCCCTCACTTACAAATTTTTTATAAGTCTCTCCGCCTGGTGTGGCTTTGGTCCGCGTAGGGACGGGGATATCTTTATCGCTGAGTAGTGCCACGCTCCTTAAGCCTTGTAGCCATTTTTTAAAATCGTCCATTGGTTTGGCTAAATAACTGTTCATTTTTGTTTCATAATCTGCGGATGAAATCCCCCCTTCTTCAACCTCATCATCAATATCTTCTTGCAGTTTTTCTAATTCTTTTTTTTCCTCGATATCTTCTTCTGAATCTTCTTTTTCTTGAATTTTAATCTCTTTCTCTTTCTGGGATTTATTTTCTGGTTTTGCTGGTTTTGCTGGTTTCTTTTTCTCTTTTTTTTCTGGTTTCTTTTTGGCTGCACTCATATGCTGATTGATCGCCGAAATAACTTTGTCATCGCTTATTTTGAGAGCGTTTTTCTCATTTTCAAATTGTTTTCTTGTTCGAGGCAGCTGATCGGTTATCAGTCTTGCCAGTGTCTGTTTTTTCTTTCTCCCCTCTCCCTCAATAGGTTGAGTTTCTGAAAATAATGGGCAGTCTGGTTCGTGCATCATAATATACTAGTATATATAATAATGGTTTGAAAATAATTAAATGAAAATAATAATAATGAATTTATAAAACTACATTTCTTGAGAATTCGATGATAGTTCTGTGGTATTGTGCAACATCCAGATTAATACTGTATTTATATAATCGTGTTCTTTTTTTTCCTCTTCCGCTTTCTTCTGAATGAATAATATTCTCTCCAAATAAATTTTTATGCATAATCATCATGTGTTTATTTACACAATATCTATTAGAAAAATCTATTTTTTTAGCTCGTGTTTTAAATATAACTTTATAATCTTTTTCTAGTTGTTTTATATCCTTTTCATCAATATCTTTTTTTGGTTCAATATCATAAAAATCTGTTGAATGAACATTTTTCAATCCAAGGGCTTTTCTAAATTCTAATAAATATAGCATTTTGCTTTCTGCCGATTTAACCATTTGGCATAAAAAATCATCTTTATTTAAAAGTCTGTTTTTAATAGCTTGCGGTGTTGTGATTATTTCTGGGATATCTTCTGGTGCCTCTCCTGTATAATCAATCATATCATTTGCATCATAATTATGTGCGTATGTTCTCCAATTTAAATGATCAGTTAGTTTATTGGGATCCATATATAATTCTTTAAAATTCATAAAATGAATTTCTGGTATTTGTAAATACTCATTTATTTTCTGAACATTGTCATCATCAAATTTTATTTTTTGCATCTTTTCTTCTTTTAATGCTTGTTTTTCTTCTTTTGAAAGACTATTTTTCTTCGTTTTAATATTTTTAGATACATCAATAAATCCTCTATTTTGTAATAATATTCTAAAATGCACTCTTTTATTAGAATTTAAACAATTATTTGTGTAGATAATATGTGTTAATAAAGACATATAATTAAAATTACTTTGTTTATATTCCTTTTCTTTTTTTTCTGCTTTTTCTGGTTTCATAGTTTGTAAATATTGCTCCATAATATTAAAATTTTTGTATCCGTATTTATCCGTTAATTTTATTTCATCACTAATCTCTTGAAATGGTTTATCTGTATATTTAAAGCTTTGTTTTGTAAATAAATAATGGACTTCTGTAATATTTCTGTTTCTGCAAATCTGTTGTATCATCCCCCGTGGGCTGATAGTGTGTTCTTTATAATATACATATACTGGCCTTCTCATCAAGCTATCAATACCATAAACAATCTTTGGGCTGAAAATAATTTTATGGTGCTTGTCTAATTCGTGATATGGAATAAATTTACAACACTCATCGCAATTCTCATGTTTCCCTCCATCGCATTTTTTACATTTTTTTATTTTTTCTTCATCCTCTTCAACTGTTAAACGTGTAATTAATTTAATGGTTGGATCGTTTAAAGCTCTGTGTATTCTTTCCGCCTCTGCTGCACTGTCCATACATAGAATAAATTTCTCTTCATTTTTCAATTTTTCAATCATTTCATTCTCATTATGTAGTTCTCTGGATGGAACCCCTTGATTATGAATGAATGTATTTTCAACAAATTTAAATGTGCGGCCCGTTTGTTTTAAAAACATGTGGGTTAAATCGCTGATATCTGCATCTACTGCAACAATTTGATGACAAGTTTTTAATACACCAATTAGAAATTGATAAGCTGTAACGCGTTTATTTTTTAGTGTTACGCAAGTTATTAAATAATCAATCATAGAATTCACTTCATCCAAAAATACAATATGATCTTTAAATTGTGAAAAATCTGAAAATTTAGACAAACTATCAACCGTTATAATAACACTGTCTAATGGGTTATATTCGTGATATACAAAAGGAGCCATTACTTCTTTGCCGTTAATAATAGTGGGGACATCATGATTATAATGATAAATTGTTCTATTGCCGCAATTTTTAGAAAATGAATCAAACTGACTATCTGCCAGAGAAATACGCGAAACAATTGATAAAAACGGGCGATCTGTTTTATCTACAAAACTTTTAAAGGCGGTTGTTTTTCCCGTCCCAGTATCTGATTTTATAATATAATCAATATCGTCTTGTAAATAATCATATCCTAATTTTCTTTTATCAATTGTTTCATGTGCGATTATTTTATTTTCTGGTTCTTTAATGTATTTAAACATATCGCGAAATGTGTTATATTTTTTACCTAATACATTATACATAAGACCGTCATATTTTACATCAACCGCCTCCCATGTTTTAAAATTATTAGTTTCATCATAACCTGGTTTTAATTTATTAATTTCATCCCAAACATTTTGAAAATTTAAGATTTTACACATGGTCGTAAAATGCAACCACTTATTATAATTTGTGAATGTCTCTTCTGGAAGTTTATTAACCACTTCCCGAAATTCATTCTCATCAATATGATATGCTGTGTTTTTTTCTGCTGTGATATCTTCATCTTTAAAATGTTTAGAAAAATCTTTTATGATCTTTTCTTTCTTTGTTTTCTTTGCCTTTTTTGCCTCTTTTGCTTGTTTTTCTTCTTCTGTTAATTCTCTTGCATCCTTTAATGATTGAATAAAATCAAACATTTCATCACTCATCTGTTCAAGAGGTTCATTTTTCAACATTTCATATGTTTGCCCATTTAAGTTAGATGGAGATAATACAATATATCCGCCTTCTGTTCTAATATCAATATGTCCATTTTTCCCCCATCCTGTTGAATTATCAAATCCTTCTCTATATCTAAAAAATATATGATATCCACCCTGTGGAGTTTTCTGAACAATCCCTTTATGATTCATCACATTGTTATCATAAAATTTCTCTAATATTTCACATTTCTCGCCATTTTTAAATTTATATACATCCAAATCTACAACAAGTAAATCATTGAGAGGACCGCATGGAGCTGCTAAATTATTATATTTACTCACTTTAAAAGATTGTTTCCATTTTCTGGAGTCTCTATCCTTCCAATCACTGGTTGCGTTTTTTGTATCTTTTATTAATCTAATTTTATATGAGGTCTCATAAAAGTTATTCACATTGCTATTGATTGGAAAATTAATATTAAATTGATCGAAATCGAAATGAGGCTTTGCGACAATTTCAATAATTTCTTTCTCGGGCTCTTCAACAATTTCAATAATTTCTTTCTCGGATTCTTCAACAATTTCAATAATTTCTTTCTCGGGCTCTTCAACAACTTCAATAATTTCTTCTTTCTGATAGATTATTTGTTTGAGTGGTCTTTCTAGTCTTTCTCGTTTCTTATTTTCTTTTTGTATCATTTTTTGAATAAAATTAAACATTTCATCAGTCATGTGTTCAAGTGGTTCATCTTTCAACACTTCATATTGTTTGCCATTAATCACACTAGGAGAAATTGCAACATATTCATCATTAGATCGTATGTTGATGTGTCCGTGTTTCCCAAGACCGTTGCGACTGAATAAGTCACTTCTATATTTGAAAAACAAATGATAACCATCGGGAGTTTTTTGAACAATTCCTTTGTGATTGTTGATATCATTGTTATAGAATTTTGTTATGAATTTGCACGCGGAGGCTCCTCGTGCAGCGGGGGCCGCAGCACTGGGCGCGGTAATCTCTTTCAAATCGAATAAATCTATATCTATAACCACACAATCATTCAGCTCTCCAGTTGGGATGGCCAAGCCGTTTTTAGAGCCAGCCTTAAAGCTTGTTTTCCATTTTTTAGATTCCCAACTACTGATCGGGCATCCATTATCATTTGAAATTTTGATCTTGTAAGCATTTGCAAAGAAGTTATTGTTGATTGATGGCATATTATAGGT